ATTATCGGAAGAGGTAGCGGAAGTTTGGAGCAAGGAGTTGTTATCTTGCTATAGACCCACGCATGTTCCTCGCGCAAGCGCATCAATTGAAAACCCAAGGAGGCTTGGGGGAGTTCTAGGTTATATCCTGGATAAAACTCTGGACACTGATTACATTGAGGTACCCACCGAAAAGTGGGAGTCTGTAATCGATGAAAGTGCCGTTCAATCCTGCGCATGCTGTGAAGAGAACATACATAGTTCCACCGATGGTTCATACCCAGACATCTGTCCCCTATGTTTTACTACATTCGAGCCCCGCGAATATAGAAGGCAAGAAAGGATCACCGTTCCTGCAATGGTTATCCGAGGACTAGGTATCATGGGGATGAACCTCCGACTGATCAACAAAGAGGAGACTGACACTCTCAGTGATCTCGGTTGGTCGGGTACCGATTGGATTGAGGAAAACCGCCCTGAGCTGTATGACGTATCTGTTTATGATACCGTCACTCAAGGCGGGAAGAATCACCACTCTGTTGTCGATGGAAGAATGTATCATCCCAAGCAAGTCGAGACCTTCTACGAAAATTACCGTGCGAAGGTCGACTCCAGTTTTCCTGGGGGAATGACGGCAGCTGTTGTGGCACTAAAAGAGGCCTTCAAGATTAGAATAATCACGAAGGGACCCGCATTTGTGTACCACGCCTGCACTGTCTTTCAAAAGACTCTACACAGTCGGCTTTCTCGGAAGCCCGGCTTTGGCAAAATCGGTTCGAAGCTAAATGCGACGGACTTGATCGATTTGCCTGGGAAAGGATTCACCCTGGGGGGGAAAGTCGGTTGGTCTTCCAGCGACTTCTCAGGGGCCTCAAATGGATCCAAAAGGCGGCTCAATACCGCTATGCTCAAAGTCCTCGTCTCTGGTTTACCGGAAGAGGATGCGAAGGTTATCCTTCGCAGCAATGACGGCCACTTGCTTCGGTATAGTGAGCCTGACGCTTTTGCGTATCTCCGGTATTGGACCGCGGAGGGCCTGATCAGCCCGACAATATCTCGGAAGATCCAAGCCTACATCGCCGTACGGCTAAAGGACTCCGATAACCCTGGTCTTGAAAAAGACTCAACCATGATCGGCAAAGCTGAACGTCATTGGATGAAGAAAGTGGCAAAGGAAGTATCACATAAATTTATAGATACTCGTTCTTTTCCACGCCTTCCCAAGGATGAAATTATGCAGCAAGCCGGAACACTCATGGGCTCGAAGACAAGCTTTCCACTATTGTCTCTCTATGTTCTCCTCGTCCATGTGACGAATTTGAGGGAGCTAGGGGACACTCGTTCCCTTGGAGCGATTCTGAGAGGCATCCTCATCAATGGGGATGACAGATTGACCGTATCCTGCTACGAAACTGAACTCAGGTTCAATGACGTTTGCAAGCGATTCGGCATGAAACTCTCGCCCGGAAAGTCGTATTGGCATATAAGATATGCTAATATGAACTCTCAAGTCTATCTGTGTGATCTCACCCCCATGAGAATCATTGAGTCAAAGTCCAAGTTCCTTCTGTGTTGGCAACCATATGGAAAGGGGTCGTCTACCCCGATTCGTGTTATGGCCATTAATCTTGCTCTCCTACTCGGCATAGGAAAGCATGACGTCGACACGGATGGAACTGAAGCATATACGCAGCCTCGTTTGATTGCAGTTATTAATGAATTGACTGCAGGGGCTGCGAATGTGCGTATGCAGCACGTCCTCCTCGGGAATTTCTTGAGGATTCATAAGGACAAGCTGAAAACCTCTGCTAGAGGGCGAAATTTGTTTATTTCACACGGGCTCGGTGGATGGGGGGTGGTACCCCCTATTAACTGGAAATTCCACGTGACCCTCCAGCAGCAAAAGCTAGCCTCGTATCTCTTTCACTCGAAGAGTGCGTATTGGTTAGGAAACGGACCCCTGCCTGGGCCGGTTTGTAACGCATCAACAGTTACTTTCAACAATCCCTGGCACAATCATCTTCCTGAGGAACCCACGTACAAGGTTCCTAAGGGGTTTTCCGAGAAAATTTTAGGTAAAAGCAAGCTGATGCTCTCATTCCGTCCTTGCACGGTTGATCGTCCTTATGCTTTCATCCCCTCTGACCCTTTCGTTAACTGTGTCCAAAGAGCCGCTAAGATTAGCTGGCTCGAGGATATGGAACATATCGCAGAAGAGATTGCCTTTCAAACAGAACTAGTTCGTTGTCCCGTTTTGGGGCAGCATATGATCTGTTAGGGGGCTGTCTGGGGCCTACTCAGGCCTTAAACGAGTTAGCTGAAGAGCGAATAAACTTACCCCCAGCATAGAATTATGTCCGGGTTTGGATTAATGCATCACGATGTGTGAAATCCCGTTGGCATCACGAAAATGCCTGTGGGTCCACCTACATAAACCTCCCAAAACACTTACGAGAATTCGTTATGAAAATGTGTGTGCTAAGGATAGACTATACTATCCGGAATGCCAAGAGACTGCACGGGAGGGCCATTTTGGTATGGGTGGATGAACAGTCCAATGAAGACTACATTGGCTCCACGATAAAAGTCCTTGAATTATTTCAAGTCTCGTGCTCATGAAAGATGACAAGCAAGCAAAATCATCAACCGCAGCACCAAAACCCAGGCCAAAGCCCAAGAAAGGAGGAGTTCCTCCAACTGGTGGCGGAGCATCTAAGAGTCTCCAAAAAGCTGTGCGACCTACTAAGCCGAAGGCTAGTTCTGTCGTCCGTCCGTCTGGAATCGGTATTGGACTCCGAGGCTTTGGCCACGAAATCGGGTACGATACCAAATCCGGATTGTATTACAAGCAAACTGGGGCACTTGCTCACGCCTCCCGGACTTCCGGCATTGGTTCCCCCGGTGGCCCCTCAGAACACATCGGTGGCATCGGCCCCCGAGTCGAAGAAAGGGGGCGTATCCACCCTAATCACGTGTCTGCCGCCAAGTCGGGTTATATGGCACTGAAGTCAATCGGATATGACCCTAACGCCGATACGTACCTCAGTTTCGACGAGGTGGTTACGACCGTCTCCTCGACTGGTCCAGGCAATTACACGTATGCGGAGTTCGATGTCAATCCGGGGAACAGCTTGCTCTTTCCCATGACAAGTGCCAAGATGGCCGGCTTCGAGGAGTGGATGTTGGTAGATTTCGAATGCTACTACACTGCCCTCGCCTCTGATCAGACCACTGGGGGCAGGGTCATTATCAGTCTGGATCTTGAGGGTGCTCAGGAGCCCCCGCCGGCAACAGCCGTCGCCCAGGAGAATAATTCCATTCACGCTGATGGTAAGGCGTATGAGGACTTTGGTGTCCAGTTGGCAGGTGTAATTCCCCAGTTTCGCCGTTATGTTAACACGGGCCGGGGGTATCCTGGCTCATCGAATCCAAAGCTCATTGATGGCGGCCGAATTACTGTTGGCGTTCTCGGCGTTAACGCAGGGGATGTCGGCCAACTCCGAGTCCGCGGTCGGGTCATCGGATTCGATGCTGTCCAGGAGGACACCACCGTCCCCACTCTCCCTCTGTGCGTCCAAGGCTTTGAGTTCCTTGGCACCTACAGTTATCCGACTGCAACTTTGTCCCAGGTCCTTTTTGGCCCGAATACTCTGATTGCACCAGGATGGGTTCAGAGTGGAAATACCCTCTTAGCGCCCCGCACTTCTTGGTACCGTGTCCAGATTAATGGGACAATCCACTTTAGCAGTGCAGCGGGTTCCGAGTTTAACTTTCGCCTATGGGCCGCAGGTGTCGGGCCTATAGCTTTGTGTTACAGTAAAGTTGTTACCGGGCTCATTGAATATGCCCCGTTCAATATTGACACAACTGTCAGCCTCTCGAAAGATGATGCTCTTGAGCTCGACCTTACTCCCATCTTTACGGGTGGGACATGTAAGATCCTCGCTCATGGAGTCTTGGGTAACTCTAACGTTACCATCACAACTCTTTAATTGACTGACACTGCGATTTGTCCGCCGGGACTTTAAACACGAACACGCACTAAGAGGACGGTGCGAAATGAAAAACTTTTCCTAGTGGGCTTTGGCCTGTTTCTACTACTGGGAAGCAAAAACAGATGGTCGTAAAACTCGACCGAAGCCTCCGGAGAGATTGCACCTCCGCATCAAACCGCTGAATTGCCTATAAGGTATACCCCCTATCGTTCGGTGTGGGTGACCACCATGAATACGGAAGGAGACGCCCAAAGAAGGCGGAAGTCCTACGTGCGTGGCGAAGCACTGATTGTAGATATACAACGCTATCAGCCGAAACTGGTAGTAGGGGGTGGGGCAGGTACCAGAGCATTAGCTCGACGGATTGACGTCCGTCCCTTGGCAGTCAATCGTCCGACTGGAGAGTCGGCCGAACACGGCGAATCATGCGCGGTGGCAATGAATATTGAATCATGATCGGTGGAGACGTCACTGTACAACGTCGCCTAATATGGGGACCATGAATCACTGGTTATCTAGTGCTCTTTATGATCGTCTGACTACCTGGAGGTCTCGGTTCATGGCTGAGGCAGACAGAAGTTAGGCGCAGGATTTACTCAGCTCTGTACAAGGTCTACATCTTAAAGGATATACGACTGTTGAGTGGACATTGGGTACTGTCCCGCCGGATTACCGGCACTACCTGCACACTGTCCCTGCGTGATTTATCACAAAACAGAAAAGTCGCTCCTAACCAGGGTGCACCAGGGATTTACCAACTTCCCTGTTTCCACGAGATCAATATGCTTGGTCGCTATTGTCTCTGTGGGGAGAACGGCTGGGGATTGATTGGGGAATGGCATGCCCTCCCTCTTCATGAACCTACCAAGCCGGCACGAATTTGAAACTCGTGTCGGTCCAATATGCAAAGAAGGATGACTAATACTCATCAGGTTTGAGAGCTATCTGGTTTTGTCGCCAGTTTAGTGGACCACAGGCCGTCCTTTGTGTAGCCGATTAAATAAATTTAAACTCCTCCGGATCAGGAGCTAAAAACTTATTGGGAATTGACAGAATAATCCAACTGTCA